AGTAGCTGCCGAACTCGGCGCCGCGCGTGCCCATCTTCGCGGCTCGGGACGCCTCGTCGCGCGGTCGGACGGCGTGCAGCACGCGCACGGTGTCGTGCTTCTTGCGCAGGTCGTTCGCCATATTGACGACGGTCTTCGAGACGTTCTCGGCGCCGAACTTCTTGACGATCTGGATCGCGCTCCAGCGGAAGCAGCGATGCATGCGGTCGGGCTGGCCGGCGCTGTCGACGCCGGGGAAGCACTCGTAGAGCGGCATGTACTGGTAGACGTAGGGCAGCTTGGCGCCGCCGCTGACATTCTCTTCGATGAACATCCAGCCATCGCCGAACGCGCACATAGAGCGCATCGCCGCCTTGTGCGCCGGCCAGAAGCCGGACGACGGGTTGGAGCGCACCTTGAACAGGTAGTCGCGCAGCCTCTCGCAGGCGCGCTTCTCCTCTTCGGAGGGGTCGCCGCCGAAGACGTCGTCGGTGCCGAGATCGTGCCACGTCTGGCTCTCTGGCGTCTTCAGCGAGATCATGCCTGCGGTGAGCCGTTCGATGGCCCACAGGCTCGTCATGTCGTACAGGTCCCGGGACCGGCGCGCGGCGACAGGGGTGCCGACGACGCTCGTGATCGCGTCGCCGCCGCCCTTCGAGATCAGCATGTCGAAGTGCTGCGTCTGGGGCAGAACGTACCGCGCGATGTCGCGCCAGTAGCTCTCCCACGGAGCCCGCATATTGGCGAGCCCCGTCCACTCGTCGGTGAGGTCTTGTACGACTGTCGCCATTAGACGCCGAGCACCGCCGCTGCCGGCTTGACGGCGTTCTTGCCGTAGCCGCTGTCACCGAGCACGCTGGTGAAGATCGAGCCCATGGCGCCCTGCTGCTCGGACACGCGGCGCCGCTCGTCGATTACCTTCGGACGGACATCGTCCTTGGCCGGCGCGGGCTGGACGGCGGGCGCCTTCGGTGCGGATGACTTGAAGCACATGGTTCAGACAAGCTCCGTTAGGATCGCGACGTAGGCCGCGATGGTGAGAAGGATGGGGGCGGCGAAGAGCACGGCGAGCAGCCAGCCGGGCACCGAGACGCGATCCTCGATCACCATAAGCTGCACCGCCTGAAAGTTGTAGACGGTGGCGGCTGCGATGGCGATGAGCAGGGTCGCGGCGCTGGGCTGCGACGCGGCGAAGGCCGCGAGCAGCAGGGTCGCGACGCCATAGACGATCACGGCTAGTTGGGAAGCGTTCATGCTCGCACCTTCCATTTGCGCTGTGCGGCGAGAAGCAGGGCCTCGTCGCTCCAGCGGAACGATAGGAATAACTCCCTATTGCGTCCATAGACGAATGGCTCGCCATTCACAATAGCCCCGGTCGACTGCATCCAGCGGTGGCTCTCGATATGTCCGGCCAGACTATTCGCCTCCATCGCCCGAAAGCCAGCACTCAAGAGCGCTGGGACATGGGTGCCGATCAGGAAGCGTGTCACGTCCGGCAAGACACGAGGCGCAGCGCGCGTGCCTATCGCCCAGATCGAGACGACGGCCACGTTGACCGCCTGCGTCCCGAAGAACATGGCCGGCACGTCGTCGAAGCTCGCGACGTAGTTCTGCCCAGCCATCAGCAGCGAGTAGGCGATCTCGTGCCGCTTGATGCCTTCGGGGACCTGACAAAGTATCTCCTCCTCGTCCATAGGACGCATGTGCGACACGACGTAGCTCGCGTCGCGGAGGCAGGCCGGCTCGACCTTGACGCCTTCGTTCACCACTCGCCTCGCGGGTCGAATAGCTCCACCGCTTCGCCCTTCAGGTGCTCACGCTGCTTGCGCCCGTTCACCTTGTCTATGTAGTCGACGTGCGGGTTCATGATCTTGATGAGCGCCTGCTCGCGGTACTGCCACGCGCCGAGCACGGCGTCGGCCTCGTCGGTCGAGGCGCCTGCCAGCCTGCTGCGCACCTCTTCCTTGCTCTCGATGTAGAGCGTCTTGGCGCGGATGTACCAGTGCGGCGTTGTCAACTGGACACGCAGCCGCGACGACGGCGGCAGGCAGATGCGGTACTGGCTCTGCGGGTCGAGCGCGAGCCTGAACTCCCACCACATTTTGGCGCGCAGGTTGGCGTACTTGTAGACCTGATCCGGCGTCCACGAGCCGTCGCTCTGGCTGACCTTGTGAAGCTCGATCTCGATGTGCTGGTGGTTGTCCCTGAACCACTGCTCGGTCGCGCCGCCCCAGCCGCCCGTCGCGTCGACCGCGATCAGGCTGTTGTCGAGCCGCTCGGACAGCAGCAGCATGCCGACGTCCTCGCCGCGCGGTGTCGCCTTGCCGGGCTTCACGATCAGTTCGTCGAAGTAGTCGGTCTCCAGCAGCGGCGCGAGCACGGTCGTGTCGGCGCCGCCCTGTGCGATGTCCGCATAGAGCACAAGCTGGCGCAGCCGCAGCAGGCTCGCCTCGTCGCGCTCGTTCCATCGCCGCTGCCCTTCGAGCACCCATTGCGTCGGGATCACCTGCATTGGATGGTCCTCGCCGCGCACCGTGAAGTCGCCCTTCAGCAGCATCGACTTCAGCGGCTCTGGCGTCGAGGAGAGCTTCTCGGCGTAGCCCGTGCCGGACAGGAAGACGTTGTCCTTCAGCAGCGAGCGGATGAAGGTCCGCGAGCGCGCCACGCTGACCTTGCCGGCGTCGATGTCCTCCTGCTTCACGTCGGGCAGCAGTTGGCCGGTGATCGGGTCGTAGGCGCCCGGGCCGTCGACCCAGATCGTGGTCAGGCGGTCGCCCTCGGCGACCATGTAGCACCAGCGAAGCTCGCCCTCTTTCGCCGGGTTCGGGAAATGGTCGTCGAGCCACGGTGCCCACCAGCGCATGAGCCAGTCGCCGAGCCCGGTGTCGACCATCTGCCCGTCCCTGATCTCGGGGATCGGCGGGTTGGTCGCGAAGATGGCACGCTTGCGCTGGCCGGCGTCGGTCGAGCGCAGCCACTGCAGCACGAACGAGACCTGAAGCTCCATTAGCTGGGCTGCCTCGTCGAAGCCGATGAAGTCGTGCGGTCGTCCTTGCCAGTTGCGCTCCGAGCCCGGCGCGCTCAAGTGACCAGCCTCGATCACCCGGCCGTCGCGCGTGATCATCGCGTGCTTCACGTCGTTGCGCTTCAGCGGCGTCGGCACGACTTCGTTGAGCCGGTCCCAGAAGCCGGCGAGGTCGACGCTCTGCGCGCGGAAGATCAGCGACTTGCGATGCGCCGTGGTGCAGAGCCCGACCAGCAGGTCCGTCTTGCCGCCGCCGGCAGCGCCGCCGTAGAGCAACTCGTCGGCCTCGCTGTAGAAGGCGTCGTATTGCGGCCCGGCCTGCGGCAGCCACGGCTTGGCGTAGACCTTCATCAGGTCGTCGCGCAGCGCCTGCTGCTTCTCCAGCGGCATGGCGTCGATCTCGGCGATTGTCGCCTTCAGGTCAGGTGTCGCGGCCATTGCCCATCCATGCCTTGCAGCGCCCGGCGACAGCGCCGAGCAGCGCGAAGATCGGGAGCATGATCGCCAGCGTCACGACGATCATGGCGAGACCGGAGGCGACTACGTATGCCGTGGCAGCGAGCAGCGTCCACCAGAAGCCCGACGTCATGTCTCCACCTCTTTCAGTCTGCCAGCGCTGACGCAGAGCGCCTCGACGATGTTCGACGGCGGGCGCAGCGCCTCGTAAGCGAGCACGCGGCACTCGGCTGCGGTCTCGATGCCGGTCAGCCGCTGCGGCGGCACGCCGTTGACATAGAGGAGCACGAGAACCCACTTCACGGCAGGCGCATCACATGCTGGCGCAGGTCGTGGAGCGTGCGGATCAGCCCGCTGATCGAGCGCTCCATCTCGTCGAGCGCCAGCAGCAGTTCGGTACGCGCCGTCCGCTCCGCCGGGGCGGCAATCGGCCGCCACTTCTCATACGGCACAGGCTCTCCGAGATAGTGCGTCCAGCACATTGAAAGGCTCAGCCTGCTCCAGCCTGTCGCCCGGCCCTCGACGTCGTGCTCCGTGACGTGGCCGGGCAGGATGACGAACGTCTCCCGCTTCTCGCTCCCGGCGCTAGGCTCCTGAACAGCGTAGGCGGTCAAGATCGATACTGCGTCGTCTGCGATGCCAGTCATGTTCTCACCTCGTGTTGTGCAGTCTCATTAGGGCTTGCCCCAGTGGGACCGCGTGTCGTGATACTATCGCCCAGCGTTTCTGCGGTGTTGCGAGCCGCGTCCCGGCGCCGGTTCCCGGGTCTAAGAGTTCAATGGTACTGGCACGCGGCTGTAATCGCTGGTGCGCTCGCCGGGCAGGATCGCCTCGACCACGACGGCGCTCGTGACATAGACGCCGCTCTGATCGTTGTCACCTGCGACTTTGTCGATCAGCATCTTGAAGGGCGACAGTCGCACGCCGTAGAGCCGCTCCTGCAGCGCCCAGTAGTCGCCACAGCGCTGGAACCACAACGGGTCAGCCTCGCTCGACGGCACGATGGCAGCGCGCCATGTGCGCGTCCGCATCTGACCGACCACGAACTCACGCTTCGCCTTGCGATACGGGCCGCCGACACTAGCGCTTGTCATCGCTCTTCACCTCTTCGGCCGTGGCCTCGATCTCGATAGGCGGCTCTTTCGCTGCACGGCCAAGCACGTTCATCACCGCCATCGCGAGCTTGCGCACGTCGACGCTGTCGTCGGTGTCAGGCGTCGTGATCTCGATGCCGTCGCGCCAGCGCGCCTTGTCCCGGTTTTTCAACCAAAAAATTTGCGCAGCGACATCGCCCGGGACGTGCTCGATCACGTCGACAGTGATGTGACCGCCCGGGGCATTGTTGTCCTTCAGCACCTTCGTGACACGCTGCGAGTAGCCGACCGCTCGCTTGTAGAGCGCGCTCTCGACGCGCGCATCGCACATCGCGGCATTAAGCTCGAAGGCAGCCCTGAAGACATAGTCCTCGGCCATCCACAGGAAGAGCGTGCGCTCGGCGACGCCGAACACCTTCGCCATGTCGGCCGTCGTATAGGCAGCCCGGCCGCACTCCCGCGCAAGCTCCAGCATGCGCTCGCGCTCCTCGCCGACAAGCTCACCGAACGCGTAGCGGCGCGTGAAGCCCGGGCCCTCGTCAAAGAAATGCCGGCCGCGCGTGCGCGCTGCCTTGGACTGCTGGCGGAGCGAGCGGATCGTTTTGCGGGCTGCAGTTTTACTTCCCATGCCCCGGTAAATGCCCCATCCGCAGGGGGCTTGCAACGTGTAGCAGTTTTTGCTACATAAGTGTCTGGCAATCACGCCAGACCGCAGGAGCTATACCGATGAACGCCACCACCCGACTGATCCTCACCTTCGCCCGCTTCGACAACGACGCGCTTCAGGCGCGCTTCGATTGGATCGGCACCCAGCCGGATCACCGCGTCAAGAAGACCGGCCACGTCAAGCTGCGCTGGGCTCGTGAAGCGGACCTCATCCTCAAGGAGCAAATCCGTCGCCGCAAGGCGCACGAAGACGAGATTGGCCGGCAGGAGTACAGCGTCAGCGCCACGCACCCCGTCGCCAGCTACAATCTCGATGGCGAACTCGTCACCGCCAAGCGCGATGACCGCGAAGGCACATGGTATGTGACCAGCAAGCGTCTCGGCTGCAGCCGCTCATACAAGACCCCGGAAGCCGCCATCTATGGCGTCTGCGCCAACGAGGCTCTGACCGTCACCAAGATCACCCGCCTTTGAGCTTTCAGGAGGGGGCCGGCAGGGCCGGCCCTACCTTGAGCGCTCATGCTCACAGAGGAGACTGACCAGATGCCTAAGACCCGCAAGATCACCGCCACCTGCCCGGACGGCTCCGTCGTGGAGCGCAGGACGCATCGCACCTACACTCACGTCGTCATCGCCAAGCAGAGCTATGACTACGACATCGCGCAGGCGAACAAGTACACCAACGAAGAGTGGCGCGCGAAGCGCCTCGCCCAGATCGAAGCCCGGAAGGCCGAAGGCTACTACGACCAGTGGCAGGCGCATTCA